GGTTTTTACGGAGCCACCTTTATTGTAGTAAGCTCTCATACCCGCCCCCTAGCTGTAGAACACCGTCATGGCCGTGATGTTGGTCATCGCAGTGATGAACACATCAGTCTCACAACGTATGCCCCAATCGGGGATGTTTACAGAGTGGGAATCAGACGCAAGGAAATCGAGGTCCAAAACAGTCGAACCTCCATCACCATCAGTGATGGTTAGACGCCCTGCTCCTGCCCCTGTCAACACTTGCACCTGACGGATACGCGCTGGGCCTACTGCGAGAGAGGCTGCGGCGGTAACGCGTTTGGCGCGAACGTCTGAATTAGACATGAGCTATCTCCTTAACCTGCGGAGACCGTCAGAACGCCTGAGTTACTCCAAAGCTGCCCTGCGACAGACGGATCAGAAGTCGGAAGATCAGTGAAGATAACAACGCTGTTAGTACCGTCGTGCGTAATCGAGATGTTCTCAGTTACGGTGCCAGTGCCAGCAGCTTTAGTGATGTCCTTAAAGCCATTCTCAGAACGGACTGGACCTTGGAACGTAGTATTAGCCATGTGAATCTCCTGTCTTGGCTAGTGTCAGTTTCACCACGAAACTGTCAGGGATTAACTTCTTATAGCATATAAAGAGAAAGGGGGCAAATAAATTGCCCCCTCCCTATTAAGCACCCGGCGAACCGAAGATGCCCAGTGGGTCAGATACCCCGAACGAATAACGCTCACGGGCTTTATAGCGGCTGTTGCCAGTATCGAAGTCAGCGTCCATAGACGTAGACATCGGAGTACGGACAAAGTGCTTCAAGCCGTTAGGAACGTCGGTCATCAAGAACCATGCGTCGGTATCGGTCAGATAGTGGTTAACAGTGTAACCCTCTGGGATCGAACCGTTGTTACGGATGGCGTTGATGTCGTTGTCAGCCGTACCCACACGTCCTTCAGTGTCGAGCAAACGAGTTGCAACGAACTGTAGGTTCGGTGGAATAACCAGCTTACGAGGCTTAGCTGCGATGAGCAGACCACGCTCGTCAGTCCAACCAGCGATCTGAATAACTGCGGCTTCAAGAGAAGTCTCGTTGAGATCAGCAGCAACAGTAGGACGGTTGGAGTTGGTACCGCCAGAAACAAGCGGGTGGTCGGTGGCACAAAGTACCTTGCCGTCACCGTAGGTTGGGTTGCCAGAACCTGTGAACGCTTGGTTCAAGATTGCAGCAGCTTTAACCTGTTTGGTGTACGCCATAGCACGTGCGAGAGCCTTGGTATAACGAGCAGACAAAGAGTCATACAAGTTATCTTCGATAGCTTCCTCAGTAATAGAGAAACCCATCGCCACGGTCTCGTGCGTATAACGCGCGGTCCATGCTTCTTGAGCATTATCGTACTCAATCGCGGCACCTTCGTTTTTAACAGGTGCTGCTGAGAAGCCCGATAATTTGGTCTCTTCCTCAAATGAGCGGTCTGAGGACTCAGTTTCGTAAATTTCGGCGTGCTCTTCGCCATATTTCGCGTACTCCATTCCGAACAGAGCGTTCAGGCCGGGAAGGAGTTCTTTAAGTAACTGGGCGCGTGAAATAGCCATTGTCTACTCCTCCTTATACGCCAGTCGTGCTGTCATACTGATGGCCTGCGTTCCATTTAACGTAGGCTTCGGTATAACCACCCGAGCTGTTTTTGGTTTCCTCAACCAATCCGATGATACGGAAAGGAAGAGTGTTAGTGGTTGCAGACGTATCTGAAATCGCACAACGGGAGTTACCCGAAGTAGAATCACCAGTATTGTCTACACCCGCGACGTTGGCACCAATGTCGGTCTGTGCAAGATCACCAATGGTTGTACCAGAAGATACAACAGCGGCTTTGAACAGAATGTCAGTACCATCTGCAACGAATGCTTCGATGTCAGATGCGACAGTGCTTGCAGGATACGACTGACGCCATACCTTGTAGCCAAGGTTTGGATCAGTGTACGTGCAACCAAGGAAAACACCGACAGGTGTCATGGCAGCATCAAACGTATCGCGTTCGACAGTGCCTCCGGTAACTAGTTTTACAGCGTCCCCATAGAAGATGGAAGTAGCGTAGCCACTCGCAATTTTGAAGTGACGAGTTACGCCCACGAAAGGAGAGCCGCTCAACAGTTTTACCGGAACTAGGCCGTAAGGCCCGCTTACAGTAGGATAAGCCATTTTAAGCTCCTATTAAGTTCCGTTACCAAATGTAACCTTCGTTTTTCTGTCGTTAAACAGAGGCATACGAGGGTCGTTTTCTCTCATGAGGTTGTTGTCAACGGAGTGCATCTGCGAGCGGGTTTGCTGTTGATAGTAGTCATTACGCTCGGTGACAAGTTCCGCTGGAGCCTTACAAAGCAACAAACCACCAATTACGACGTTATCTTTGAACTTATCGTTCTCGATAGTAACCAACGTAATTTCAGGGTGATCCGTAGCCTTTACGGGTTCCCAACCTTCACGAAGTTTTGAGGAAACGTTCGTGGCGTCAACATTACCTAGTGAACTAACGCGAATCCAACGAAATTCATAACCCGGCTCGGGATTTGGTGCTGGAAGCACTTCGGGACGCTGCCAAGCCTTCTTACGGGTCGTTTTTTCACGGGACTCAAGTTCTCGGTTTATACGATTCTCAGCCATTTTCTTTCCTCATATCTAATGCAACCTGTTTGGCGTACTGTTCTGGAGTTAGACCTAGACGTTTTGCGAGGGTCAGTTGTGTCTGCGTTAACCTAATCTTCTTAGGTGCTGTGCTCCGCGTAGCGGGTGCAACCACATTTGACTTTCTCTTTGGCTTCGGTTCTACCTCCGCGTCATCCTCGAAATTTTCGGGGAATAACTGTCGCATACGAGCGTCAATTCGCTCGTAGTATTCATCACTCGAAGGGGCTACCCCCTCCTCGTTGACAAGTTTATTATGCAGCCCCAGTGCATAACTTGTCATCTCTATGTCCTGATTGAACCAAGGGTTAGCTTCTTGCCAAGCCTGTGCCTTTGCATCAACCTGAACTGGCTCTGGAGCGGGTTCTGATGCCACCTTAACAGGAGTTTCTTCTTCCTGTAAAGCTGGTAACTTGAAATTATTTAGCCTATCAGCCTTAATCTTGGCATTGGTTAGACTTTCTTGCGCTTCGAGGACTTTATCTGAGTCTCCAGCCTCATACGCGTCCTTGTATGCCTTTTTAGCCCCTTCTAGCTCTGATGCCGCGCTTTTCTTAGCTTGTTCAAGCAGAGCCGTCTGGTTCTTATTTACGTTGGCCTTGAGTTTTTTATTCTCTTCAACAAGCTGCTGAGAGAGCCTTTCAAGCTCTTCACGCTCGCGCTGAGCCTGTTCTTTAGCCCTACGCTCATCGTGGTAACCTTTGCTGAAATGCTGGATACGCTTACGAACCTTCTCGGAGTAATCCTCCAGTTCTTCGTCCGTAACGTCTTCAGGGGGATCAGACGGCTTACGGTTGCGATCAGCCTTGGGCGTATCGTCAACCACTTCAATCTCATACTCGTCGTCGTCAGAATCCACTTCGCTTTCAACGACATCCTTAGATTGCTGAGCTTTTGCTTTAGCCTTCTTCCCACCAATATCTACCTCTTCTGCACTCGACGGTTCGATCTCGATGTCGACTGCTTTCTCGTCTTTAGTTTCGTCAGGAAACTCAAATTCTACTTTTTGAAACGGCATGTTTTGCCTCCTATACTGCCATGATGCCACGGGGATCAGGGATAACGGCCTCCACGGAGTCATCGTTCATCAGACGAAACTCCTTACCATTTACCTTGAAGCGGGTTCCCGTATTCATACGGAACATTACGTAGTCGCCTTCTTTACACCACGGACCTTCGGGGAAGCGTTCTTTGTCAGTATACGCGTCCGCGCCCATGTCCAAAACGACGCCCATGATTGACGTGATGTACTCACGGTGCATGGCTTCAGTGGTTTTGAGTAGCGTACTACCTTGGTAATATTCTTCTACATCAGGCAGAGCAATTAGGAGGCGGTAGCCAACGGGCTTGGGTAGCTGTGCTTCCCACTCCTCTGGCGTCAAATCCTTACGAGCAGCTTCAAAGCGCTCTTGTTGTGCCTCAATTTTCTCTTGCAGTGCATCAGGCAGTTCTAGTGCTTGAGTTTTAGTCATCATCGTCATCCATAAAATTACGCGAGAGGTCTTCTACGAATTGTTTGCTGACCTCAAGACCCCGAAGAAGACCAACAACTTCCCTATAATTAGCGTAGTCTTTAGCAGACCCACTATTTAGGAAAACTTGTGCAGACGAGATTTGCTCGTCGATACGTTCATTGAGCACGTCAAAGACGGTTTTTGCCATTATTTACCCCTGTTACGGTTATCCATCATTCTGGCAATCTCTAAATCTAGCTTGTTGTTGTCCTTGCGACGGTCTGCCGCCACACGAACACCCTCTTTCTGGGCGTCAAGCTGAAGTTCTTGCCTATCAAGTTTGAGCTTTTCGGCATCCAATACAGCGTCAATCTGGTCCTTCTGGGCCTTGCGTTGCAGTTCAGCTTGCTTGATTTGTGTCTCTTGCTGGTCTTTAGCTGCTTTACGCTGCACTTCTTGTGCCTTGATCTGTAGCTCTGCTTGTTTCTGTTGGAACACAGGGTCTTGCTGCTGTTGCTGAGCCTGCTTCTGCGCTGCTTCTTGCTGATGACTTTGCATAAGCTGTGCGCCTGCCTCTGCAACGAGACGTGACAAATCCACTTCGATTTGCTCTGGTAGCTCCTCGCCGGGCGGTGGGAGCGGTGCTCCTAGCTTCTCCTCGATCTGCTGACGATACTGGAAGCCAAGGTGTTCTGCGATATGGGCCTGTAGAGACGCCATAATCTGCTGGGCTTGCGGGTTCTGACCAATCATCTGAGCAATCTGCGGGTCCTGCATGAAGGACGTATGCGCTGCAATGTGCGCCTGATGATCTTGGTAGATAAATGCCCGCATAGGCTTGCCAACCAGTGCGTCCATGTTCTCGCTGACTGGATCGGCAGGTTTTGCGTCGTCCCGTGTGGGAACGAGTTTGTCGGCGTTCTTCACGCCCAATACTTCAATCATCTGCCTGTGTAGCTGTGGCAGGTCATAAATTTGTGGTGCTGACTGCGCCATCTGAAGCACAGCTTGGTACTGCACAACCCGTTGTGCCATCGTCGAGGAGTTCGGGTCGCTGACCGGAATAACGTCCACCATCGCATAGTCAAGCTGACGTGCGCTGATCTCACCACGATGTGGCTCGTAGCCATAATCCTCGGGTGCATACTCCGCCATGATCTCCTTGAGCATCTTAAACTCTTGTTTCATGGCGTAATGGACGCGGGCTTGTACCGCAGCCATAGGCTTCAACGTACGCTCTAGGAGCGCCAGCGTTGTACCTACAGGCGCATTAGCAGACATGTCTGAGATGTTCATGTCTGAAATAGCGCCTAGCCTACGTCCTTCGTTCGTAATTTGATTCAGTAAGGCAAGAAGGGTTTGGCTAGGTTCTTTGTAGGGAAGCGGCATGATGTTGTCGCGGATAGACCCGCTAGGCACATCAACATCCTTCCACTCGCCGGGTTCAATCGGCGTATCATCGCCCTTGATACGGAGTCCACGGGACTTCAGCCCTCCCGGGAGGTTGGAGAGCGTACCAGCATCAACAAGCTGACGTATCAAGGACGTGCCTGCCCTCGCATATCCACCAATGATATGGATGAGGCCAAGCCCGTAGAAACCAAATCCCGGCACGTACACATAATGCACAAAGTGCTGACGCTTCAGATGTAGGTCGTCTTCTTCGCTCCAGTTACGGCGGATTGCCAGAATTTCCCCCGAGCCGCGCTCTAGCGTGACAACGTAAGGTTTGGCAATGTCGTCGTCCGAATCGTCAACCCCGTCGATAACGAGGTCGGCGTGAATTTCGTACAGCGCGTAGCGGT